AAAGAATAGAACAACAACGTGCTGATTTAATGAATTATGTTCCTGAATTAGATCACGGTAGTGCTTTAAAAAAAGCAGCTTGTGGTCATGACGGTAGAAAAAGAAAATAGTTATGCCTTATACACAAAATAATCCTCTTAGTAGAAAAACATCTCCTTTAAATAGTGACAAAGAATGGATACAAAACGCATTTGATAAAGTCGAGGAAAATGGTACTAAAGGAGTTTGCACAGGAGATAAATTTGGTAGTTCAAGTTGTCCTCCAGGTAGTAAAAGATATACTATGGCTAAAACCCTTAGAAAACTAGCTAAGAATAGATAATTATGCCTTATATTCAAAAGTGGGGAGTTTCGCGATTAAGCGCAGTGTCACCGTTAAATAATAATGGTGCAAAAAGCATTATGGATCCTGATTATAAGGAAGAACCTACGCAAACTTTTGGCTTTGAAGTAAACACTAATCCTGATAATGATAATATTATTGAGGAAAACAATAAAATTTCTACTGCTGAACTTAATTATGGAGATGACTTTGACACGTTAAGTGACGAAGAAAAAGTAATTAGAAAAAATAGAATTCAAAGTAAACAATCAGAAGACTTTTTTAATCAAAGCCAGAATGATATGTCTAAGTATAGCGAGGAAGAAATAGGTAGTATGTATAAAAATAATGCTAAATTTAGAGAAGCATATCATGATTATGCTGACAAAAATGTAGGAGATGATTGGCAAGTAGATATGTTGACAGCTGTTAATAATCCAATGTACGTGTTTGAACATCTTAAAGGTTTATTTGGTAATGAAAAATCTAAAGAATTTAGTGAATCAGTAAAAGGCGACAGCAGTGATTTTTTTACTGGATTAAGAAAAACAACTAACGCATTTAATCAAGGTGATGCAGAAGCTTATAAAACATTAACATCAAATCCAAAAGCTTTTGTAAATCAAACAGCCAGCGATTTTGTTCCTCCTTTAGTATTGTTTCAAAGTGCTTCTAACGCTGGTGCAGAAATAGGTCAATCTGGAGGTGGTACAGATATTGTTGGAGGTCAATTAATAAATAAAAAATATTTACCAGAAGAAGAAGAGAAAACAGGAATAGAAAATATAAAAGATGCTGCGATGAATATGTCTACATATGCTCCATATGTTAAAAACCTAAAAAAAGGTCAAAACATTATGAATGTTATAAATACGGCTAATACAGCTAATAGAAATTTATATAAGTATAATAAGCGTGGACAAGTAATTCAACAAATAGGTGGAGGTGGTAAAAGTAGCTGGACAGAAAAAGTAAAAGACGCGTATAACTATGTTACTAAACCTTCAAGCGAAGGAGGAACTGGTGGTGGAAAAGTATATACAAGCGCTTCTGTAGCTCCAGTAGCTTTAACTGCTAAAATAGGTTCTTGGTTAAGTAAAAAACTTTCAAATTAATATGGCTTTTAAAATGAAACCCCCGTTTACGCCTCAACCTCCAATTTATGAAAGAGAGTTAGAAGAAGGATGCTTAGGTAAAGCTAATAAAAACGGTACTATATTAGTTGCTGAAGGTTTACCAGGGCATGATGAGCAAAGTGTAATAGAGCATGAGAAAATACACTTAGATCAAATGAAAAGAGGAGATCTATGGTATGATGACGAAGCAGTGTATTGGAAAGGTAAAAAATATTCAAGAGATGATATGGCTGAAGGTAATCCTGATTTACCTTGGGAAAAAGAAGCGTATAACAAGACAGATCCTTACGAAGCATTATGAGTAAAAAGAAATTTAAAGATACAACCGTTGGACAACTATTGTTCGGTGCTGCATCGGTAATAAATCCTACATTAGGAAATGTATTACAAGGTGTAACATCACCAAAAGAAGCAATAGAAGCTATAACAAAAGCCGATGCTCCAGCAGACGATAAGATAAAATTACAACAAATAATCTACGAACAACAAACAAAAGAAATTGAAGCTATTACTTCAAGATGGCAAGCAGATTCTATGTCAGACTCTTGGATGTCTAAAAACGTACGTCCGTTAGTCTTAGTGTGGTGTATTGTTGTATTTTCTTTTGCAGGTATATTAGATAGTGTAGAAACAATACCTTTTCATATAAATGAATTATGGAATGATACTTTTGAGAAGGTTATGATGGCGGTTGTCTTAGCCTATTTCGGCGGACGGACGACAGAAAAGGCGAGTAATATATTTAAAAAGTAAAAGTATAAGTTAACAAGTAACTATAAATATAGTAATAATAATAATTAAAATTTAATAAAATGGCAGAAAAAGTAAACAAAATTGAAGAACAAGAATTAGAAACAGTAAAAGAACAAACTGGTAAATTACAACAGTGTGTTTTAGATTTAGGTTCATTAGAAGTTAAAAAAGCTGAGGTAATGAAAGCTTATTCAGAATTCTTAAAAGAGTTAGATGTAACTAAAAAAGAATTAGAAGATAAGTATGGTCAAGTTAATATTAACTTATCTGATGGTACTTACGAAGAAATAAAAGAAGAAGAAAAGACTGAAGAAAAATAAAAATGGATTCAGTTATAAGAAAAATTAGTATTGGTGCTGATTACAAAAACGATGCTATGCATTATTCTTTAGGCCAGCAAGTATATGGAGGTCATTTAATATGTAGTATTAGTTTCAATGAAGAAGATAATTCTTATAACATTTATATAAAAAAAGATACTGAAGTAATGCCTTGGAAAAAATTTAATTCCAATATGGCTATTTCAGTAGAATATGATTTAGAATATTAATGAACAGTATATACGACTTTATTGTTACACCTACAAATGAAAGGTATAATAATAAAATTAAAGTAGGCGATAAAACACTTATTGTTAATTCTAATATAGAAGATCATAAGATGGTTAGTCGGCATGCTACTGTTATTTCAGTGCCTTTAGCATATAAAACTGTTATAAAAAAAGGTGATGAAATAATAATACATCATAATATATTTAGAAGATGGTATGATGTAAGAGGAAAAGAAAGAAATAGTAGTCAATATTTTAAAGAAGATTTATATTTTTGTAAACCAAATCAAGTATATTTATATAAAAAAGACAATAAATGGTTGCCTTTTATGAATAGATGTTTTGTAATGCCTATAAAAGAAACAAACAATCTAACAGTTGATATTGAAAAAAAGTGTGTTGGTATACTTAAAATAGGTAATAATGAACTAGAGGCACATAAGATTTATCCAGGAGATCTAATTGGTTATAAACCAGGCAGAGAATGGGAGTTTATTATTGATGGTAAAAGAATTTATTGTATGAAATCAAATGATATTGTAATTAAGTATGAGTACAAAGGAAACGAAAAAGAATATAATCCAAGCTGGGCGAATAGCAATTAAAGAATTAATTAAAGTTGCTAAAGAACCTATTATAGATTTTGGACCAGATATATCTGCAGATAGACTTAAAAATGCTGCTGCAACAAAAAAACTAGCTATATTTGACGCTTTAGAAATACTTAATCGTATTGAAGAAGAACAAAATATGCTAGAAGATAAACCAAAAGAAGAACCTAAAAAAGAAAAAACTTTTGGTGGCTTTGCAGAAAGAAGATCTAAGTAATGTATAAGCAAGTTTTATATAAAGTATTAGATAATCATATAAAACCTAAAATTATTAAACGTATGAATCGTTATAATAAATGGGAATATGGTTATAATAAAGAACATGATGTTGTTGTTATTAGTAAAGATGGTACAATAGGTGAAGTATATGAAATTCAAAATTTAAAAATAGCTTTACCAAAAGTTAAAAGCACTCATAAATTTGAAAATAATAAATGGCAGAAAACTGAATTACCAAAAGTTTTATCTAGAATTAAAACTGTTTTTGACTGGAAAGAATATCCAGAAGATTTTAAAGAAAAATGGTTCGATTATATAGATGAAGAATTCAAACGAAGAGAAGAAGGTTTTTGGTTTTATAATAAAGATGTTCCTACATATTTAACAGGTACTCATTACATGTATTTACAATGGAGTAAAATTGATGTTGGAGCTCCTGATTTTAGAGAGGCAAATAGATTGTTTTTTATATTTTGGGAAGCTTGTAAAGCAGATACAAGATGTTATGGAATGTGTTATCTTAAAAACCGTCGTTCTGGTTTTTCATTTATGGCTTCTGGAGAAGTAGTAAATTTAGCTACAATATCTAGTGATTCAAGATATGGTATATTATCTAAAACTGGTCCTGACGCTAAAAAAATGTTTACAGATAAAGTAGTTCCTATATCAGTAAATTATCCTTTCTTTTTTAAACCGATTCAAGATGGTATGGATCGACCTAAAACAGAACTAGCATATAGAGTACCTGCTAGTAAATTTACAAGAAGAAGTATAGAAGCTGGAAGCGAAGCTATAGATTTACAAGGACTAGACACAACTATTGACTGGAAAAATACTGGAGACAATAGTTATGATGGTGAAAAATTAAAACTATTAGTTCATGATGAATCTGGTAAATGGGAAAAACCAAATAATATTCTTAACAACTGGCGTGTAACAAAAACTACACTTAGATTAGGTTCAAGAATTATTGGTAAATGTATGATGGGATCAACATCTAACGCTTTAGACAAGGGTGGTAGAAACTTTAAAAAATTATATGATGAATCAGATGTTACTAAAAGAAACCGCAATGGACAGACTAGCTCGGGATTATATAGTTTGTTCATACCTATGGAATGGAACTACGAAGGATACATTGATTCTTATGGCATACCTGTCTTCGACACTCCATCAAATGAAGTTGAAGGACCAGATGGACAATTCATTGACATCGGAGTTGTGGAATACTGGGAAAATGAGGTTGATGGATTAAAAAACAGTCAAGATGCTTTAAACGAATTTTACAGGCAATTCCCTCGTACAACAAAGCATGCTTTTAGAGATGAATCTAAATCTTCTCTATTTAATTTAACAAAAATATATCAACAAATAGATTTCAACGAAGACGCTAATAACAAAACATTAGTTACTCAAGGTAATTTTTTATGGGAAAACGGTATAAAAGACACAAGAGTTATATTTGCTCCTAATAATCAAGGTAGATTTTATATAACATGGATACCTAATAAAAACTTACAAAATAGATATATTGAAAAAAACGGTATAAAATATCCTGGTAATGATCACATAGGTGCATTTGGTTGTGACCCATATGATATATCAGGTACAGTAGATAAAAGAGGTTCTAATGGAGCTTTACATGGACTTACTAAGTTTAGCATGGAAGAAGCACCAGCTGATCATTTTTTCTTAGAATATATAGCAAGACCACAAACAGCTGAAATATTTTTTGAAGATGTTTTAATGGCTTGTGTTTTTTATGGTATGCCAATATTGGTAGAAAATAATAAGCCAAGATTATTATATCATTTTAAACGTAGAGGTTATAGAGGTTTTGCAATGAACAGACCAGATAAAAGATGGAATAAATTATCTGTAACTGAAAGAGAAATAGGTGGAATACCTAATTCTAGTGAAGATATAAAACAAGCTCATGCTGCAGCTATTGAATCTTATATAGAAGCTGCTGTAGGTTTTAACGGTGATTCTTATGGAAGCGTTTATTTTCAACGCACATTAGAAGACTGGGCTGCATTTGATATAAATAATAGAACAAGTCATGATGCTTCTATTAGTTCAGGTTTAGCTTTAATGGCTTGTAATAAAAATAGATATGCTCCTGTGAGTAGAAGAAAACGTGAACCAATAGATTTAGGTATTAAGAAATATAATAATAAAGGACTGGTTTCAAAAATAATTAAGTAAATGAATATATACGCAAATCCAAATAGTGCATTTCCTAGCCAAGTAGTGCCAGACGCTGAAAAATCCTCTATCGATTATGGTAGACAGGTAGCTCAAGCTATAGAAAGTGAATGGTGGAGACAGGGTGGTAGTGGAACTAGATTTGCCGCTTCATATAATCAATTTCATACATTAAGATTGTATGCGCGTGGTGAACAACCAGTTCAAAAATATAAAGATGAACTAGCTATTAATGGTGACATGTCTTATCTTAATTTAGACTGGAAACCTGTTCCTGTTATTTCTAAATTTGTGGACATTGTTGTAAATGGTTTAGCAGAAAAAGATTTTGAAATACAAGCATACGCTCAAGATCCAGTTTCATTAAAGAAAAGAACAGACTATGCTTCAGCTATCTTACAAGATATGGCTGCAAAACCTTATTTACAAAAACTACAAAACACATTAGGTATTAGTGAATACCAAAGTCCTGATCCCGCTAATTTACCAGAAAACGAAGAAGAGTTAGATTTACACATGCAGTTAAGTTATAAACAGTCTGTAGAAATAGCTCAAGAAGAAGTTATTGATAATACATTAGCTAAAAATAAATTTAAAAATACAAGAAAAAGATTTGTATATGATTTAGTTACTTTAGGTATTGGTGCTGTAAAAACACAATGGAATAAAGCAAATGGAGTTACAGTTGATTATGTAGATCCCGCTAGACTTATTTATTCTTATACAGATGATCCTAATTTTGAAGATATATATTATGTAGGAGAGGTTAAAGCTTTAACTATACCAGAAATAGCAAAACAATTTCCACATTTAACACCTGATCAATTAGAAAAAATATCAAAATCTAAAGGTAATCAAAGTGAAAGATTATATGGTTGGCAAACATACGATCCTGATACTATTCAAATGTTATTTTTTGAATACAAAACTTACAACACTCAAGTTTTTAAAATAAAACAAACTGATAGTGGTTTAGAAAAAGCATTAGAAAAACCAGATACGTTTAATCCACCTGCTAATGATAATTTTGACAGAGTAGAAAGAAAAATAGAAGTGCTTTATCAAGGTGTAAAATGTATAGGTAACAACGAATTAATAGAGTGGAAGTTATCTGAAAACATGACTAGACCTTTTGCTGATACTACAAAAGTAGAAATGAGTTATGCTATATGTGCTCCTCGTATGTATAAAGGTAGAATAAACTCTATTGTAAATAAAATAACTGGATTTGCTGATATGATTCAGTTAACTCATTTAAAACTACAACAAGTTATTGCTAGAATGGTTCCAGATGGTGTGTTCTTAGATATGGACGGTTTAGCTGAAGTAGATCTAGGTAATGGTACTAATTATAATCCAGCTGAAGCATTAAACATGTACTTCCAAACAGGTAGTATTGTTGGTAGATCATTAACTCAAGAAGGTGATATGAATCCAGGTAAAGTACCTATTCAAGAATTACAAACATCTTCTGGTGGACAAAAAATTGCTAGTTTAATACAGACTTATCAATATTATTTACAAATGATAAGAGACGTGACGGGATTAAACGAGGCTAGAGACGGATCAGTTCCAGATAAAAACACATTAGTTGGTTTACAAAAAATGGCAGCTAATGCTTCTAACGTAGCCACTAAGCACGTGTTAAATGCTAGTTTGTGGTTAACATTAAGAACATGTGAGAATATTACATTAAAAGTAGCTGATTCATTGAAGTACCCTTTAACATTAAATTCTTTAAAAAGCTCTATATCTACTTATAACGTAGGTACATTGGCTGAAATACAGAATTTAAATCAACATGATTTTGGTATCTATTTAAAATTAGAACCAGAAGAAGAAGAGAAACAAATGTTAGAGCAAAATATTCAAATGGCTTTACAACAGAATAGTATTGATTTAGAAGATGCTATTGATATTAGACAAGTTAAAAATCTAAAACTTGCTAATGATGTGTTAAAGCAGAAAAGAAAAACTAGAGCTAAAGAGCAACAAGCTCAACAACAGCAAATGATGCAAGCTCAAGAACAAGCTAAAGCACAGGCTTCTCAAGCTACAGCTCAAGCTGAAATGCAGAAACAACAAGCTCTTGCTTCTTCTACTGTTCAGATAGAACAAGCAAAAAATCAAATGGAAATTCAACGATTACAAACTCAAGCTCAGCTTAAAAAAGAAGAGATGCAAATTCAACATCAATTTGATTTAGAATTAAAAAGAATGGAAGTTGAAGCAATGCAAGCTAAAGAAGCTGCTATTGAGGATCGTAAAGATAAAAGAACTAAAATTGAAGGCTCACAGCAAAGCGCTATGATAGATCAAAGAAACAATGATTTAATGCCTATTAATTTTGAACAACAAGGTCCTGGATCACAACCAGGTATTTAATTAATTTTATAATATTATATTATGTCAGAAAAAGAAACAACTAAACCTGAGGTAGCTAAAGAAACTACTCAGGAAGGTGGTGATATGAAAATGTCAAAACCTAAATTTGATAAGTTTAAAGGTCAAAAAGATGAACCTTTTAAAGTAGATTTATCTAAAGTAGATACATCTTTAGAGGCAAATGCTAAAGTTGAAGAACCTATCAAAGTAGATTTAAGTAAAAAAACAGAAACAGAAACTAAACAAGAAGACGATGCCATTCGAATCGGAGAAACAAATGAATTACCTGAAGATAAACGAACCGAAGATTTATCAGGAGTGGATGCAGAAGTACGGTCCAGCGAGAACGTCGAGCAAGTACAAGAGTCCGAGTCGCCTATTGTCGAAGTTTCAACCGAACCAGAGAAAGTTGTAGAAAAACAAATAGAAACACCTCAACCTGAACAGAATTTACCAGAAAATATAAACAATCTAGTTAAATTTATGGAAGAAACAGGTGGTACGGTAGAAGATTATGTAAGATTAAATGCTGATTATTCTAATGTAAACGATGATAAATTGCTAAGAGAATATTACAGTAAAACAAAACCACATTTAGATAAAGAAGAAGTTGATTTTATTATCGAAGAAAACTTTACCTATGATGACGAAATTGACGAAGAGCGAGACGTCAAAAGAAAAAAACTCGCTAAAAAAGAAGCGGTTGCAGAAGCCAAAAACTTTTTAGAGGACATGAAAAATAAATACTATCAGGAAATCAAGTTGAGACCTGGAGTAACTCAAGAACAACAAAAAGCAATGGAATTCTTTAATCGCTACAACAAAGAACAGGAAGTAGCTACGCAAAAGCATAAAAAATTCCTTGATACTACTAACGAGATGTTCTCTAATGAATTCAAAGGTTTTGATTTCGAAGTTGGAGAAAAGAAGTATAGATACGGTGTTAAGGATCCCAGTGCTGTTGCAGAAAATCAATCTAATCTAAACAACTTCGTCGAGAGGTTCTTAGACAAAGAAGGAAATGTTAAAGATACGAAAGGTTATCATAAAGCTATATATGCCGCACAGAATATAGATAAAATAGTAAATCATTTTTACGAACAAGGAAAGTCTGATGGAATTAAAACAGTTGTAGAAAAATCAAAAAATCCTACAATTGATCAAGCGCGTCAATCTGGCACGCAAGATATTTACGTTGGAGGATTTAAAGTTCGAGCTATAGACGGTGTGGATAGTTCACGATTAAAAATCAAACGAAGTAAATTTAACAATTAAAACTATTTATTATGGGTGTATTAAGTCCTCAGTTTGGGGGATTATCTCCAAGTTCTGAACAGCAATTATTAGTTTCTAACTATATGAGCTTTACAGACGGAACAAGAGATTTCTCACAACAATATCTACCAGAAATTTATGAAGCAGAGGTAGAGCGTTATGGAAACAGAACGTTAAGTGGCTTCTTAAGAATGGTTGGCGCTGAAATGCCAATGATGTCTGACCAAGTTGTTTGGTCTGAGCAAAATAGATTACATATCGCATATGATAATGTAAGTCTAGCTGCTGATGGTTTCACAATGACTATCAACAAACCAGGTGGTGGTGCAATCGTCGCTACTGATGCTGTAAACAATGCTATTATGCCAAACGCAACAATAGTAGTTATGGATCCTAACGATCCTTCGTTTACGGTAAAAGCTATTGTAGGTAACTCTGGAGGTGCTCCAGTAAGTCCATTAGCTGCATACGCAACTTTTACTGCTTATGCTTACAACCAGAAATTTATCTCAGGTGCTGCAGCTGCTGCAAAAACTGGATTAAAAGTATTTGTTTTTGGTTCTGAATATGCTAAAGGTTCTACATTAGATAACTCAACTACAGGTGAGTCTATTCAACCTAAACTAACAACTTTCCAAAACAAACCAATTATTATCAGAAACAGATATGCTGTAAGCGGATCTGATACTGCACAAATCGGTTGGGTTGAAGTTGCTGGTGAAGACGGAACTAGCGGTTATCTTTGGTATTTAAAAGCTGAAGGTGAAACTAGAATGAGATTTGAAGATTATCTTGAAATGTCAATGGTTGAAGGTGAATTAGCTACTACTGGAATGGGTGCTGGTTCTAAAGCTTTTGGAGATAACGTTGCAAGCGTTAACTCTTTTGGAACTTTAGGTGCTGCTCCACTTTTAGGTACTGAAGGTTTATTTGCTGCTATTAACAATGGTGGTAACGTACTTTCAGGATATGCTGGATCATTACAAGACTTTGATCAAGTACTTGAAAACTTAGATACTCAAGGAGCTATTGAAGAAAATATGCTTTTCTTAGACAGAAAAACTGAGTTATTATTTGATAACATGTTAGCACAGCAAAATTCTTACGGAGCTGGTGGTACATCTTACGGTGTATTTGAAAACTCTGAAGACATGGCGCT